TGTAGTCAATACAAGTGTTGTGCCGTTTACAGTTTCGCTTCCACACGTCAACTGTGTGGCTTTCAGTGTGCTTCCTGTGTTGCCGGTGAAAGTGAATGTGACTCTTAAGAGTGAATATCCAACCACGAACGGCAAGCCACTCAAATTCGGATTTGCTTCCACGATGGAAGTGATTGACGTGGAAGGAACAATGTTAGCCGGAACATATACCGGAGCGGTTTCTTCTGTTAAGAGGTTGCCTTGACTCAAAGCTGAATCAAAGTATGTGAAGCACTGAATCAGCGCATCCGCATGGTCGCTATCTGTTACAGAAGCGGTGATATCTGCCGGTGTAAACTGTACTGTGAAACTTGAACCGGTTTGAGCCGGAAATTCTGTGTAAGTGCCATTGTAGGTGATCCCCATAACTGAATAGAACGAACTGACGGCTTGATTTACTGTGATGGTCGCCTGTTCTCCCATGGTCATGGTTGGGATTGTAAGAGTGGAATATCTGGGAATAGTTCCCATTGTGAAGGATTGGGAAGCGGTGCAATTGTAAGACCACTGGCCAACCGCCACCGATACGCTGAAAGAAACAGTTTTTTGACCATTGTCATTCATGGTGATGACTTGGTTGTAGTTCGCCCAAATCGTACCATTGCCACCATATTCTTCAGTTCCGTATGTGTTTGATGTTGTCGCTCCATCTATCGTGATGGAATACCTTTGAACTGAACGCTGATAGCCATCTGGAGAGACTAATTGAGTCAACTTCACGTTGATTGTGTATTGGTTATTGACGAGATCAGTGTTGGTGACTTGCCAATCTAACCGGAATCGAGTGGTGATGGTCACACCATTATAAACGTATGAAACCGAATTGGTTAAAAATGAGCCACTTGTGACCGCCATATCTATCCCTTCCTAAAGATGTTGAAAGACTTGCCACTATTTGACGGCTGAAGCATCCAATCACCGGCTTGATAGGAGTTGGACTTGATGCCTTCTGATGTGATGTCTACTTGTGCCTGTCCTTCAACTACTAATTGAATTTCGTTGTATTTAATCGAAACATATGAGTCATCATCTGCGCTCATGAACTTGGTGTCCTCTGCGCTGATAACAACTCTGTTCTCCAATTCGCTGATTCTATCGTTCGAGTCTTCCAGATTGCTTTCGGTTTGGCTAACTCTCAACTCGATGCCATCCGCTCTCTGTGTGATTGAGGATTGATTTTCTTCAATTGTGTCCTGTCTTTCCTCGATGGTGGTGATTGTCTGCCGAACCTCACCAATCTCATAGTTGATACTTCTAACAATCGAAACGAGCCTGTTTCCTGTTTGGATGATTTCGTTCTGGATGCCAACCAATGTCTTGGCAATGTTTGACTTTGGCTGACCAATCTCGATTGATGTGTATCTTTCGCGCAAAACATCCCACGTTGTTTTTATAACTTTGGATTTAAAGGAAACATTCAAAGGAGTATAAATAACAGTTACAGTGTCGCATAGGTTGACGTCTTCAAGCGCTCCTGTGATTTCGCTTTCGCTTAAATCGATGAATGACAAAGCAATGCTCTGAATCAGTGTGTTGATGTCTGCGTTTTGAATGTAGTCATATCCGGCTTGATTTAATTGCGATAAAGACGGAACAAAATCGAATTTGTCGGACAGATCTAGCACCCCAATCCTTTCGACCTCAAAGCTTGTGTGATTCGGTGCATATTGTATATCTCCATACACCACCACCGAGCCATCTTGGTTCTGATAGTAAGGAAGAACACCGCTCAAAGTGTTGGTGAAATCCTCTGTCTGTTCGATATCGGTGATGTTTTTCGCATATCGATATTGAACACCTCTGTCCTGTCCTCGATGCATCAAGAAGGATATATTGAAATTATCCCATTTGAATTCACCGGCACCGCTCGAAGCGAAAGTGTCCAGAAGGCTTCCATCAGTTCCGCCTAAACAAGCTCGGAAAGATTTTGGAACATTCTGAATATAGGTTGATGTTTCATTGGTAAAGTCACTTACCAAGGAAAACGGATTCGCCACCATACTGTTTGATAGCAAATCCGCTATGGTGTTGGTCATCCCTACAGATTCATGAGGAGAAACAGGGATGAATGAGCCTCTGTATGATATATGAGTTGCTCGAACTGTCACTTGCTGATTGAGTGGTCGAGTTATCTCGTTGATCTCAAATGCTTGGCGATTGCCGTTTTTGTAAGGAACGGCTACGATGATGTTTCCACATTTCAATTGGTCAAAATGAGGAGTGGTTGTAGCTATGACCATCTCAAGAGTAAATTCGCCATTTCTCTCCTCAACCACCTCGCATGATATGACATCCGTCAGCCTTCCAATTCCGTTGGTGGTGAATGTGGTTGCATCGCCTTTGAAAAGGATTGGAATCATAATCTCCACCACCTCGGTGTTATCTGCAATCTCGAAACAGAACCGATGTTTATCGCGTTTGAACCACCTTTTAAGGTCGGAAACTCGTCCAGAGTGACATAGTTGTTCATGTTTGTGTTTCCGCTATAGCATTCCATCAATTCACAATCAATTGTGATTGTTGATGCGTTATTGCTGACAGTGACCTCATATCCGTTCACTGTAAACGAGCCGTTGCCTGTGACCACGATGAGCGGTTTAGAAGCCATCTGCGTGGGATTTGTCAAAGTGCCATTGGATGTTAAGACAGTGGATGTTTCACCGCTCAAAAGCCATCTTTGTGGCTTACAATCAAATGTGATGGTTGCCTTGCCGTATCTGGTCAAAAAAGTGACAATCCATTCAATCGGTGAATAGCACAATGCGCTTCTGTATTCGTCCGGATGCCAATCATCTTCTAATCGCTGATAACCTTTGGCTGATAATAACCACTCGGCTATTGCTTGGATGTTTTCTGCCGTTCTCTGTAAAAGAGAAACCTCATAGGTGACCATGATGTTTTCATATGTTCCCATGTCTATGGCAACATCGCCATTCCTGTATGGTACGGCAATCTTCTCAACGTTTCTAGCCGGTGAGCCATAGTTAGAGACATTATTCACAAAAAGACCGAAGGAAGCTGAAGATGTGCCGTTAAATCTAAATGCTTTCATCATTTCCATGTTCTCCCTTCTGTCGCGTAGGCTAACTGTAATTTATTCATGACCGCTTGAGCGGTTGCTTCTGCGTTCGCTGATTCAGTTATATTGATGGTGATATTGTTGGATGTCATCTGTCTAAATCTATCCTCGCCAATGATGACCTCTCTGCCACGTTCACCGCCACCCATTAGCTGACCATTTTTATTCATTCCGAAGATCGTAGCACCATTCAACACGATGCCCTCATCCATGGCTTTTGCATACCAATCAATCGAAAGTTTAGGAAGCGAGCCTTTGAGAAGGTCGCCAATCTTCCAACCTCTCGGAGATATGCTGAAGTGTGGCAACTTTATCTTTGGAATCTTCCATTCCATGGTAAAGAACTCAACCAACTTGGAAATGATAACTGATACAACATCAATGACCGCTTGGATGATAGGAGTTAGTCCTTTGATGACAGTTGATATTTTGCCAATAACTGATTTGATTGTGTTTCCAACTTCCACCCAATCAACTGAAGATGCCCAATCAAGGAAGGCTTTGGTTATCTCTTCAACTATTGGAAGCAATGCAACGGCAATCTGTTGTTTAACGGCGGTGAATTGGTTGTTGAGCATCTGGAGAGTGTCATCAACATCCCCAAGGCTTCCAAGTGTTTCTTCTGATAGAACATAACCCATCTCATGCGCTTGGTTCTTGTATTCTTCAATGCCTTCAGCACCAACCGCAATGAGTGGGTTCAGTTCCATGGCACTCTTGCCGAATATATCCATCGCCAGAGCGTTCTTTTCTGTTTCGTTGGACATCTGCCCTAAAGCATTTAAAACCTCACCGAAGACCTCGTCTGTGCTTCTCAACTCTCCGTTTGAATCAGTGACGGCAACACCCAAAGCCTTGAATGCTTCTGCGCTTGAGCCTGTGCCATCCTTGGCGGAACTCATGTTCTTGGTCATTTTTGCCAATGATCCGGTGATTGTCGAAACATCAGTGTCAACCAATTCAGCCATGAATGAATATTCTTGGAGCGCATCCGTTGACAATCCTGTGATGGTTGATTGAGTCAATAATTCATCGGCAAGAGCAACTGTATCTCCGACAAATTCATCATAGACTCCCTTCATCGCTCCAAAGCCTTTTTTGACTAATTCCAAACCTTGGTTGATGCCTGTGACGGCTGAAGTAAATTTATCCCACTTTGAACCGCTTTTTTCTGCGCTCTCTCCGCTTTCTTCTACTTCCTTGGAGAGTTGCTCGGTCGCGGTAGAAGTCGCGTCAGAAGTGTTCTTTGTGGCTTCTAATTCGCTCTGATATTTTTGCAACTGAAGAGAGGTCGCTTCAATCTCTCTTGCCAATGCCTTCTGTTGTTCTGTCTGTTCCCCATCCTCTCCTTTTGGGAGATTTTCTAGGATGGTTTTTTCTTCAAGTAACTTTTGAGAGGTCTGCTCAATGGCATCTTCCAAATAGCCTTGTTTCTGTGCTAACAATTCAACATTTGATGGGTCTAATTTTAAAAGCTTATCGACATCCTTCAATGATTTGGTCGTCTGGTTTAATTCCTTTGTGACCTTCTTGAAGGCATCGGTTACTTGGCTATAATCAGCACCCAATTCAATGGTGATACCTCTAATTTTAGTTGCCATTTTACCTCCTTAAAATCTATCAAAATCGCTCTGCGTTGCTATGATGTCATAATCAAAGTCATCGTTTTCGCGTTCGATGAACATATCTTCAACCATGCCATAAGTGAGATGTTCCATGTCTTCATAAGTAAGACCTAACTGAACGCATCTCAACAGATACAGAGCGGTATTATATTCGCGATTTATCAATTTTCCTTTTTTTTTGCGGTCGATGTTGTCTTCTTTGAATCTGTCCAAAGAGATATGATCTCTGCCGTTGATTCATAGACATCATCAATCTCAAATTGGTCTAAAAACGC